GTGGAAGGTAAGACGAGAGAAGTTGCCATATTGGACTACTGGAGTCAAACGGTTTTGCGACCGCTTCACTTCATGTTGTTCAATGTTTTACGGAAGATCCCTCAAGATTGTACTTTCAACCAGGGATCCTTTTTAGATAAGCTTCCTCAGTCTGATCAAAAATTCTACAGCGTAGACTTGACGTCTGCGACCGATAGGTTTCCAATCAGATTGATAGAAGCTGTCTTAAAAGGACGATTGACTGATGATTATGTCCATCACTGGCATAACATCATGGTAGGTCTCCCGTTTGATTCCCCGCTGGGTAAGGTTTCTTACTCAGTCGGGAATCCGATGGGGGCCTATTCATCCTGGAACTCGTTTGCAGTAGCCCACCACTATGTGATGTACTATTGCTGCCGAGAACTTGGAATCAATTGGAGGAAAGCTCCTTATGTTCTTCTTGGAGATGACATTGTGATTAAACACAATGACCTCGCTAAGAAATATATGGAAGTGATAACCTCATTAGGCGTGGAGTTTTCTTTACAGAAAACTTACGTTTCTCCTCACAGCTACGAGTTCGCAAAGCGATTCGTGGCTGACGGAGTTGAGGTTTCCCCTTTTCCAATTGGCGGTCTTTGGGAAGTCAGGAAGTCATCTGATTATCAGATGGCCCTACTTTCCGAAGAAAGCCGAAAGGGATGGGAGTTTTCCTTGGAAATCCCCTCTATGTTAGGAGAGCTATACGCACTTCTCCGACTTCCTTCGCGAGTAATCGCTAAGAGGAAGGAGAGGATGTTTATAGCCTACCAATTAATGGTAGGTATGAGTGGACGTGTAACGGCAGAGTCGGCGTTAAAACCAATTCTGGTGAAACACTTTCCAGCAATTTTGAAAATTCTTGAAGATGGTGGGAGGGACCTTGAAACAGTCTCTCTTAACATCTTAAAGAGTATTTCAATGATTGCTTTCTCAAACTCTGCTGAACAAACTAAAACAAGTAAGTTTCAAGTTGGGTCAATTTTGTCCCAAATTGTCACCTTGTTTGAATTGTTCCCTAGCGTAGAGTCTGGACCTTCGGATATCATTGACTCTCTACCATTTCCTTCTATTCAGAAGGAAATAATGAGTGCCCATGATTCCTTAATGAAAGAAGCCTTTGAAATCGACACTAATTTAAGTGGCGATTGGAAGCTGAAGCTTAAAGCTTTAGCCATCCCTTTAGATGAGAGGATCTATTATTGTAGAAACCAACATCTAAAGACTCTTGCTTCTTCCAAGTTAGGAGGAATCCTACGGGAGCAATTAAAATTATTGGAACAGTACCCTCAACTAATTTAGATAAATCTAAATCAGTTGGGAGTATCGCTCCAATAGCTTTACTACCCCGCCTCTTCTCGATGAAGAGTGGTCTCTCTGTTAGTGATCAGTTTGA